AGGCGAGCGAATGTTCATCTACCCTATGACTTCTGATCCGGCATGGGATGCAGAGCGCTGGGAGCACCAGAAGGAGCGCATGTACGCTAAGCGCCGCCCGTTCTGCGTGGTATGCGATGAGCGCATCAACGACGCGCACTGCTACGTCATGGACCCGGTCGATCCGGAAGGCAGCTGTATCTGTGAGAGCTGCATGAAGGGACAGCTTGACAAGCTGGTAAAGGCGAACGTCAATGTCCTGCTCCGCGAATGGATAGCGGAAGAAATCGAATATGTATCTGATTGTAGGCAATTAACACCATATTTGGAGGATTAAGAGATGGCGATTCCTGTATTGATTATCGGGCGGTCAGGGTCCGGCAAGACCTACAGCCTGAAGAACTTTAAACCGAACGAGGTCGGAGTGATCTCGGTCGAGAAGGGACGGCTTCCGTTTAAGTCTGAGATTAAGACCGTTAAGGTCCCGAAGGACCCGACGAACGGCGAAGCCAGAGACGCGGCACAGCTGAACGCTGCTAAATATGCCTGGATAATGCGAGCGATCGAGAAGGCAGCGGTCAAGACCATCGTGATTGATGACAGCCAGTATTTACTGGTTAACGAGCTGTTCGATCGGACATATGAGAAGGGTTACGACAAGTTTACGAGCATGGCCCAGAAGTTCAGAGATCTGATTCACTCGGTCAACGAGCTTGAGGACGATGAGAAGATCGTGTACTTCCTGCATCACTCCGAACTCGACACGGACGGCAGGGAGAAGGTCAAGACCATCGGCAAGATGCTCGATGAGAAGCTGACGGTCGAGGGATGTTTTGACATCGTGCTTTATTGTCAGGATCACAAGTTCTTCACGCAGTCGAACGGCATCAGCACGGCGAAGTCGCCGGAAGACATGTTCCCGCTTGAGATTCCGAACGACCTGAAAGCAGTAGACACAGCAATCAGAGAATATTACGGGATGATATGAATATTATCGAAATACCTTATGAGACAATTCAAAAAGTAATTTATCGAAAGCCTGACGTATCCAAGATGATTACTCTTGTCGGATTATCTCAATTATCAGTCCCGGAATTTCATGTAACAGCTACATCGCAGAAAGGATATATAAACTTAATCGATTTTCAATTTAAATTAGTGGATTATGAGGATTTGCCCACAGGGATTATGCCAGATTATGTGCCTCCTGGGAAAATCATAAAATTTATAAACCACTACGAAAAGAAGGATCCAAACATAAACCTTTATGCTGCACAAGATGAAAACAAAATCATAGAGGAAACGTTTGAGTCATTAGGTTTATATATTCATCCGCAAATCATATACAGGGACGGCAAAAGAATGTTTGACTTGTATACCAAACCAATAGAAGGCTACGAGGAACGCACTGGCCGTTTTTCAAAGGAGCAAATCATTAGAAGAAGCATAATTGCGATGAATATCCTTCATTTTGTTGAGTCAAAGCTAAAGAAAGAACGGCATATCATTAAGCGAATTATGCCGACTCCGGAGCAAATCAATCAGGCGGAAAAAAGCGGTAAGCCTTATGTATCGCAGGCAATAGTTATCAAGGATATTTCTATCCGGTATGTGTATGAACCTCATGAGACGAAAAAATATAAACGGCATTGTGAGGCGTGGGGTGTTCGAGGACATTATCGGCATTACAAAAGCGGCAAAATCGTATACGTCCGGCCTCATACCAAGGGCTCCGGAAGAAAAAAGACAACAGTATATAAATTTGAACTATAGGAAGGAAATTAATCATGTCATTACCAAAATACGACAAATCAAAACGCAAGAAATCATTCGAGACGCTGCCGAAGGGCGCGTATGTAATCAGGATCCTGAACGTGACCGAGGACGCAAACCGAAAAGGCTTCGGCACTCACCTCACGATCCGCTTCGACATCGCCGAGGGCGAATATGAAAACTTCTTCTCTAATCAGTACGTATCAGATACCCGCGAAGATAAGAAGTGGCCGAATGACGGCACGTTCTATCTTGCGGTTCCGGATGCCAACTCACAGCCTTACGTCTTTGACGGATGGAATGCGTTCTGGGGCGATCTGGAAGACAGCAACGACGGCTTTGTCTTTGACGGTGAGCATCTGGTACTTCTCAAGGGCAAGCTTTTGGGCGCTAAGTTCGCAATCGAACAGACCGAGTACAACGGTCAGATCTATGACCACACCCGGATGCGGTGGACCTGCGTCGCTGAGGATGTCCGCCAGGGCAAGGCCGGCAAGCTTCCGAATGACAAGCTGATTACTCCGTCCGCTCCGGAAGCCGCTGATCAGTCTGACGAATGGCTCAAGGTTGACGCAATCGCCGACCAGCTTCCCTTCTAATGGATCCGTTCGAGATCAAAGAATCTCTCAGCACGTTCCGCGTGATAGCCGACACACGCGAACAGAATAACCCGAGGGCCAGAGAACGCTTCGAGGCCTTCGGGGTGCCGGTTCAAAGAGCGACATTACACTACTGCGATTACTGCGGCAATATCACCCTTCCCGACGGTTCGGATCTGATGGATGTCACGCAAACGCTCAGACCGAAATGCTGCATTGAACGCAAGATGTCGCTCGATGAACTGGCTGCGTGTTTCACGCGGGGACGCGATCGGTTCCGGAGGGAATTCGAACGAGCCACGGAGGCCGGCGCTAAGGTTTACTTACTTGTCGAGGGTGCGAGCTGGGAAGCGCTCAACAATCACCGATACCGCAGTAAGTACAATCCGGAAGCGTTCAGAGCATCGCTGATAGCCTGGTCGATTCGGTACGATATGACACCGGTCTTCTGTAAGGCAGACAGCTCCGGAGCGCTGATCAGAGAGATTCTGTTTAGAGACATTAAGGAAAGGTTAGAGTGTGGAGAGTTCGATGAGCGATAACAACAACAGTTTTGTTTTTTACAAATCGTTTTACGATGCGATCAAAGTCGCACCGAAAAAGCATCAACTTGCGCTCTACTCGGCACTAACTTGTTACGTTTTCGAAAATAAAACGCCACAACTTGAGAGCACATCGCTCGCAATTTGGAACGCAATCAAGCCACAAATTGACGCTTCTTTGAAGAGGTACGAGAACGCCAAAAAGGGCGCAGAATATGGGAAATTGGGGGCCGAGTATGGTAAGCTCGGAGGCCGTCCGAAGAAAGGAGATAAAAAACCCCCTTTAAGGGGGAAAGACGAAAACCCCCTTGATTATGATTCAGATTTAGATTCAGATTCTGATTCATATTCTGATTCAGATTCAGATTCTAATTCTAATAAGGATTTAGATAATAATAAACCCCCAAACCCCCTTAAGGGGGCTGCGGGGAAAAAGTTCATTAAGCCCTCCGTATCTGAGATCCGGGATTACTGCGATGAGAGGAATAACGGAATTGACGCTCAAGAGTTCTTTGACTTCTACGAAGCTAAGGGATGGATGATCGGAAGATCACCTATGAAGGACTGGAGGGCATGTGTACGGACATGGGAAAAGAATGCCAGGAACAGGAATGCATCCGATCGCTACGCAGATATTGATGATTGGTTAAGGAGGCGAACACAAGATGACGAAGGAGGAGTTTTCGATAATAGCTAAAGCAATCCGGTCGGTCTATCCGAACATGCTTCCGGATGATGGTGCGCGAGATGTGTGGTATTCGATGCTGTCAGATCTTCCTTACAGACAGGTGGCGACTTCATTACAGGCGCACATGATGACTTCCAAGTACCCTCCGACCATCGCGGACCTGAGAGAGGACTACGCGCCAAAAGCAATATCAGAACTTGAAGCCTGGGCGATGGTACGCAAGGCAATCCGAAACGGATCCTACGGAGCTGAGGAAGAATTTGAGAAGCTGCCGCCAATCGTTCAGCAAGCTGTCGGAGCGCCGTCGAATCTTCGCCAATGGGCAGCCACGGATTCGGACATGATCGAAACTGTGGAGGCTCACTTCCTGAAGGCTTTCCGAGCGCAACAGGATAGAGCGAAACACGACGCATTGATTGCTCCGGCGGTTAAGAACTTAATAGCAGAGATAAGTCAGAAGATGTTAGAGGTGAAATAATGGCAAAAATCAAATGTATAATCAAGCGCCCGGAAGAGCAGTACGGGCACGTCACGAACATCAGCACGACGCTGGCGAACTT